TATTTCTTAGCCGTTCCGCTCCAGAAGCATTGACCGATATGTACCCGGCCTCACCGTTATGGCAATACCCAGTCGAGGTGAGAGAGAGGTCTAATCCGAGAATCCTGGGCTGCACGAAAAAACTCTAGCCCATAAACAAAGACCCGCCGGCCTTTAGGACCGACGGGAATTCATACAGACAGATGTCCGTATCTACTCTGCGTAGTTGCTCACTACTAGACCTTGGACCACCTGCCTTTCTTTTCTCAGAAATGGCTAGAAGACCTCAGCGTACCATTACAAAAATATTGAGTCAGGTAAAGAGATGTTGGTCCGCACATAAAAAAACAGACGCAAGAACCGGGGGCTGCACGTTGCCCTGTGCCCCCGGCCCTCGCGCCTATAACGGTCCTAAGGCAATTAATAATACATCGCTCACCAAGTTACTGGTGTAAATGCAAGTGATGTTTTATCTTTCCCAACCATGCTTTGCAAGACCCAGGTCGAAAGCAAGTTGAGGATAATTTCCGATTCGATTATGGCAAGGCCTGCACACTGCAAGAAGATTTTCCTCGTCCAGTATTGAACCACCTTGTGAACGACGAATTATTTCATGTATGTCACAACTTCTATTGCGAACATAGGTTGTTTTTTCGTCGTACTCAGCGAATACCGGACAAGCTTCGCAAAATGGTTTTTCTGAAAGCATGCGCTCGACAAGTGGCCTACGGAGTGCGTATTCCTTTTGTTTTTTCTTTGAGCGGTGTCTCACTCAGAATATGTTATACCGTCAAACTCCCACTTACCGTCAAGCGATGCCCAAAGCGCAATGTCAACATCTGACGGCTCCATATCGAATTCATCGAGCAATGACTTATGCTTCATGATTGCAGCCTCAAGAAAGGCAACACGTGTTGTTGCTCCCTCATCTTCTCCAAGTGAAGCAACGTAGTCGAGTCGCTTGTCAACAAAGAACTTGAATCGTTCAATTTTTGTCATTCTTCCGTCATACGACTGAACGGCCTCGACGAGAAGCATTTTCCCATCTTCGCCAAGTTCGGAATAACGTTCTATATCCATTTCCTTGTCATCAGCAATATTGCGCATCTGCTCCTCAAGATTGCGAACGAGAGCCAACAATGCACGCTTCCAGCGCTCGCGATTCTGTGGCAAGTGGAGATACTCTCTCTGAGTGTCGGACACTCGATTTTTGACGTCCTCCGCGACAAGGCGGGCAAACATGTCGTCATTCATTTTTTGGGTTCCAATATGAGCAGATATTTGATTTGTAGTGACACCAGTTGCAAAGCTTTGACGGGATTGCAGGCCATTGTGAGTTGTCATAGGAATTTACTATCTCCTTCTTTGTTGTTGTTATTGTATTTCTGACATTTGCAAAGTCATCAGCTGTGGGTAGATGTTTTTTTGCAACACCATCTTTTAGGTATAGAAGCTCAAGGTTGAATTGCTGTTTTCCTTCCAGCTCGGTCAAAAGAAGCGCATACAGGCATAACTGAAACCATTTATCTGACATGTATTGCGCGGCTGGTGTTTTGCCGGTTTTGTAGTCAGTAATGGTTACTACGCCATCATTTTCCGTCCATCTGTCGATGAAGCCTTTGATTAGTACACCATCAAGTTCGCCAAACACTTCATACTCGATTCCCGAAGGGGCAATCAGTGTTGGGTTTTCAAGTAGGAAAATATTCTCGACGCACCACCAAGCACTCCAGCGAAAATCATTAATTGGTGTTTTCTTAAGGAATGGAGCAACAGAATCTGCCCAATTCCCCTCAGACCAAACATGAGTGCAGGCATGTCTCGCCGAAATAACTGTTCTTTCTTCTGGTTGATATGAAGCGTAGAAATACTCCAGGACGTCGTGCACAAAATTGCCCAACAATGTCGCCATTGTCGGTGGCTCTTTAATTTTGTCAACTCGAGACAACTTAAACTTCAGCGGACACTGAATATAAGTCTGAATCGATGACGCAGAAAGATGCTCTGGGAGAACTCCTATTTCCTCGCTCACTGAGCTGGAGCTTCTATTACTGTCGCGCCGCTGAATGACAGGCGGGTTGCTTCGGTTACCAAAAAGGTCGCTTGTTCAACGGTGACAGAGTCCTTGTTCGGAGCAGGCTGCCCCTTGCTCCACTGTGACCACGACGCACGCAACTGCTCTTTCTGTTCCTTGCTGAGCCCCTTGCTGATTGACATGAAGTTTTCCCAGATGGGCTGTGCAGGATTTGGTGGTTCTGATGCAGCAGCGTGCTCCGCCTCCATAACCTGCTCGATTTCGATTGCGTCTTCACTACGCGCGAGATACAAGCCAACGCCGAGAGTTTGCGCTGCCTTTTTCAGTGCATCTGAGATTGCGCCCTTGAACTCGTCACCGAGGTCAACAATCCCACCCTGCTTGTTTCGCTTGATTTTCTGCCCGCCAAATCCATCGCGCGATACGCACGCAAAGTCGGTTTGATACCAATCAATTCGAACATGCGCGACAACGAATTCTGGGTCGATTGCGTCGCGTTCGCAACGGAGAATCGTGAACGACCACTTATCGACGCCGAGCACCTTGTTGAGTCGGTTAATGACCTCGCTAACTGGGATGTAAACAAGACTTGTACCACTCTTTGTAATCGAGCGAGCCATTTCTTGTGGGAAAGCCTCAGTGAGGTTGCTGTAGATGTTTGTCATTGTTACTTTGCCTTTCGTACGATAATGTTCGTTTTTGATTCGCTCACTTCACAGAAATTATCGGCAGATACTCCGATTTTTCCGAGTTCTTTTACTCTCCAGTATGAAACTGCAGCAAAGTCGAGCATTTTGAGCATCATATCTTGTGGCGTCATTACGACTTCGCCCGTGTCGAGGTCAACAGCCATGTCGTTAATTCTGCTTGCAACATTCTTTGCTAAGCCTTCGTGGTCCCACTTCTTTCTGTCCGAGCCACCCTTCTTCTCGACAAGACTTCCATCTGATGATGAAACTTCTGGCACGTTGTCCATCTTCTTCATCATTTCGTGACAAATATCGTCGTAGAGAACGGACATCTCCGCCTTGAGTGAATGCACACTCACCATTGCGTCGGCAATTGTCGTGAGCGATTCACTACTTGCGCACAAGTCTTTGAACTGCTGGCCAAGTTCCATGAAGTCTTTCGTCAATTTTGCGACAGAATCCATGAACACCAAATCGGGCGTCGTGTTATTGATACTCATTACATATCCCCTTGCTCTAGTTGTTACTTCGTCAGATGATTATAGACACTGGACGGCGTTGTGGCAACCCCAAACCAGCTAAAAACGAAAAGGCCCCAACCGCCGAGTCGACCTGGTCATCGTGGTCACAGGCTTCGGGGAATGATGAGAACTCGTCGAACCACTCCGTCAACCACGGTCCGCGAACAACACGTACGTTCCCATTAGCTACTGCTGCCGCAAAGGGGCGAGACCGAGTTAACTTGTCGCCAGTAGAGCGTATGCCCTGGAAGTCATAGCCCGGCAATACATATCTTGCATATTGGTCAATAAGGGCCTTGCCAGAAGAGCCTGGTTCCTGTTCCATTCTTATTGCAACAGAATGCCCATCTTCGTAGGCTGTCTGGGCTATTAGCTGTTCTACCTTTTCGTTTTTTACTCTATGCCTACGAACATCTAACACATATGCAATCCCCTGGTCAAACAACATCAAGGTTCCCACTGTGTAGTCGGGGTCGGGGTTGCTTGATGTTGGCTCGGAAGCCGCTAAGTCCCAGAACCTAACAGCTCTGGCAGACGAAAGAACCTGGGGCACCTCGTGGGAGTCAATAACAACAAAATTGGTTCTATCGAAAAGTGTCCCCAACGTTGTCGCCCACCAGTCGCCCATCTCGAGTCGGCGTCTTTCTATTGGGTCAAGAGCGGATAGGGCTTGTCGATACGAATCTGCATCGATTCCAGGGTTATCGGTCAACATCGACGGCACAAAGATTCTCCCGGAATCCTGACCCTCAACGATGAATCGCTGCCTGACCCAGTTCGGCGCTGGGTTAGATGCAGCACGCATTCTTAGCGGAACCTTAGAAAGTTCACCCGTTGAGGGCCGACGCAAACGAGAAAAGAGGTAACGGTAGTCGGATTCACGTATTTCTGTCACCTCATCCATTCCGATGAACTGGAACTCGGAACCCTTGTATCGGAGGTAGTCGTTGGTGTTATTCAGGTACCCAAAGGAGATGCGAGCGCCAGACGGGAAAGTAGCAATATAGGTGTTGTTATTCCAATGAACTTCGTCATAATTGGTTATCCAGGAACGGAATCTGTCCATCAGCGCTCCAGGTAGCGCTAGGTCGGCATATGTTTTTCTGAAGAGAATCGCAGAGTAGCCAGGCACGTCCACATACTGAAGGGCTGACATCAGGAGGGCTGAGCTCTTGCCACCACCGGCAGCTCCGCCAAAAAGAGCTTCAATGGCGTACGAGCGCAGAAAAACCTTCTGGGTGATGGACGGCTCTTCTGGACAGTAAAGCGGTTCCTTAGGTTTTAAATATTCGAGAACTTTATCCCAATTCGTCATTTGTATGCCTGCTATCTGCTGGGAATGATAAACCATACTAGTATTAAATTACGTAACGCCGCGTTTTTGATGAGGAGACATGAAAATAGTACAATGGTTTACTAGGGCAAGAACTGCCAATCTCCTTATGGGGTCATTTATAATTATGACTACAACAGGCGCGTTCATCTTTAGCATTCCGGTCGGATTTGTAGTGGCTGGCGTGTGCTGTGGGGCTCTTGGCCTACTGCTCGGACTGGATTAAACATAAAACATGGCTTGGAATTCAACCAATAACAAATCTGCCTCATCGTCCGGACAAAAGTCGGTTATTGGGCCAGGCGCTCCAGTTGCTTACAACACTGGACTTCAAGGCAAGCCGTACAGGGACTCCTGGGACATTGAGCGCGCCTACAGAGAGGGAATGCAGAAAGTCACCTGGGTAAATAGGTGCATTGATGCAATAGCTGGCAACCAGGCCAGACTTCCAGTAATTCTAAGAGAAGATAATTCCCCTGATGGGAAGATTGTTACAAACAATAGAGACAGCAAGATACTTAATCTTCTGAATACAAAATCGAACATTGGTGAAAACTCGTTCGTGTTCCGTTACAGACTTTCTTCTCAATTACTCATGTCTACGCGCGGAGCTTTCATTGAAAAAGTAAGAGGGCGTTCTGGAGAGGTGATTGGACTACATCTTCTGCCGCCGCAGCACACGTCACCAATTCCTGACCCACGAAAATTTATTTCTGGTTTTGAAGTGGATATGAGAAATGGGACAAAAGCAATTCTCAAGCCGGATGACGTTATCTGGATTAGGAAGCCGCATCCGCTAGACCCATACCTGTCGCTCACACCACTTGAGTCCGCTGGCGTAGCGGTTGAGATTGAAAACCTTTCAAAAATATACAACAGAAACTTTCTTCTGAATGATGGTCGCCCTGGTGGACTTCTTGTCGTCCGTGGGGAAATTGACGACGATGACAAAGATGAATTGCGAAGCAGGTTTCGCGGCAACATAAATAGGGCTGGCTCCGTAACTGTCGTGTCTTCCGACGAGGGGGTTGACTTTGTCGATACTGGAGCAAATCCTCGAGATGCAAATTACATTCAAATGCGTCAAATCACAAAAGAAGAAATTCTTGCTTCTTTTGGCGTTCCCGAATCAGTAATAGGCAACGCTTCTGGTCGAACATTTAGTAACGCGGCGGAAGAGCATCGCGTGTTCTGGAACGAAACGATGCTCCCACACATGGAACTAATTGGGCGCGGATTAGATGAACTCGACGATGAGTATTACATCGATTTTGATACTTCAGAAGTTCCTATTCTTGTTCTTTACAAGCAAGAGCGAGAGCGCTACCTGCTTGATGAATTTCAGAACGGTCTCATCAGCGGCAATGAGTACAGAAAAGAAACAGGAAGAAAGAAGATTGATTCCGACCTAATGCAGGCAATGCTTGCGAATCCGAACCTCACCCCAATCGGATATACCGACAAGAAATTTGATTCAACTCAACAGGCCGCACAAATGGCTGCAGCTGGTGGTCAACCTGGTGTTCCTGGTGTTGCTGCGGCCGGAATGATGCCAGACGGTCAACCACCAGCGCCAGGACAAGATGCTGCCGCTCAACCAACACAACCGGGGGCTCCGCAAGAAATACCAGCTCAAGTAGTTGATTTTAACGAGAAGCCAAACACGATGACCGAGGCTCTTGCTGCGGAAGGCGGCGTTGCTCAGCAGCAACCAGTTATGGCATCGCCTACTGCTCTGTCAGCTTTTGATAGCGGGATGCAATTCAAATCGGAGAATAAGCAAGAAAACGAATGGGAGCAGAAAGCTGCAGAAAATGCAGACAGGTGGATTGAGATTCTCGACAGAAATATTGAGCGATTCATGGAGCGACAGCAGCGTGTTGTTCTCGAAAAGGCAACTGGTGCAAAGTCCAAGAAGCTCATCACTGCAGGAACGCTGGCGGTAGAAAACATCTTTGATGAGCAGGTTTGGAACAAGCAACTTGAAGAAGATGTGAAGCCAGTCATCGCTGGCATATCGGCCGATGCTGCGCGCCTGGTTGGAGAACAATCTGGCATGCCAGTGGAAGAAGATGCTGAAGAGATGCAGGAAGTTGTCGACGCACAAATAGAGCGAATGAAGAAAATCAATTCAACGACAAAGGATGAGATAGCGTCTGCAATATTGATTGCTCTCGCTCTTGCAGATGATGAAGACAGAGTCGGAATGCTCAAAGCAGCGCTTCTCGCAATCTTCATGAACCTTTTGTCAAAGCGTCGCAGACTCATCGCCGAGCACGAATCACAGTCGGCCTACAACTCTGGCGTCTATCATGCGGCAAAAGGAATTGGCGCATCAACGAAAACCTGGGTTGCAAACAAGGATGCCCAAGTCAGACCAGAGCACCGCTTGCTCGACGGAAACACGACATCAATTGACTCGGCATTCAGTGTTTCGGGCAAGGAAATAAGATTTCCCGGAGACCCTCTTGCACCAGCACATCTGACCATCAACTGCAGATGCAGATTGTCATTCTCAATCTGACTTTACTAAAACGTCAAAATAGTTTCGCCAGAACTGTCTTGTAATTGTTTATTATTGGATAAACACTATGGAAAGCGCTACACCATGAGCAATACTGCTAACGACTTTACTGAAACCCAGTACAAGGCAATCCCTGGGCAAATCAACACGATTGAGTCGAAAGGCATAGTTGAGTGTTTTGTTGCTGGCATTGGGAACAAGGACAGTGTTGGCGATATCTGTCTGCCAGGCTGTTTCAATGGCTCCCTCGGGCGCCGAAAGCCGCGTGTTGTCTGGGGCCACAATTGGAATGAGCCGATTGGAAAAGTTTTAGAAATTTATGAGGTTGGCCCAAACGACCCACGTCTTCCAGCAAAGATGAAAGCCAACGGCATTGGTGGTTTGTTCGCCAAAGTACAATTTAACCTTGCTTCAGAGCGTGGTCGCGAAGCATTCGCAAACGTAAAATTCTTTGGCGAAGAGCAAGAGTGGTCAATTGGCTACAAGACGCTAGATGCAGTATTTGACACAACAAAGCAAGCCAACATGCTCAAAGAAGTTGAGCTATATGAAGTTAGTCCTGTTCTCCATGGAGCCAACCAACTAACTGGAACAATCTCAATCAAGTCCGACAAGCAGAATGCTGTTGAGGAAAAAGGAGCTCCACTCAAGGACCCAAAGGGTGGTCTCACTGCCGCTGGTCGCGCACACTTCAAGCGCACAGAAGGTGCAAACCTAAAGCCGGGTGTTAAAGGTCCAGCAAATACACCAGAAAAAATGCGCAGAAAAGGTTCATTCCTTACGCGATTCTTCACCAATCCATCGGGTCCGATGAAAGATGAAAAGGGACGTCCAACACGTCTTGCACTATCCGCTGCGGCATGGGGCGAGCCAGTTCCGCAAGATGCTTCAGATGCAGCAAAACTTGCTGCGAAGGGTCGCAGAATGCTTGAGCGGTATCAGAACTCAAAGAAGACGTCGAATGAAACAGAGATTGAAGAAAAGAACATTTCAATATATTCAATTGATAATCCGTCAGAAAACCCAACCATGGGTCGTATGGGTTCACTCGCAAAAGCAATTTCAACTCACTTCGGAGGTGAAGTCGCTGTCCGCGAGGCAGACAGTAACAATGTCGTATTTGACCTCATGAAAGACGGACAAGTTGAAACGATGCGCGCTGCGTATCACACACCAAATGAGTCTGACTTCATGTTTGGGCCAGCACAAAAGGTACGAGTGGAAACAATTTATCTCCCTGTTGACTCCAACGGCCAAGCATCTGGAACACCAATACCCAATAGTCCAAGCATGATTAACATGCCAAAGCCAGGTGGCTGCGGATGTGGTGGAGCATGTGGCGGCAAGTCTGACCCATTTGCCAACTGGGAAGAATTCAAGAACGATAATCCAGGCGTTCATCTTTTCATTAAGACCGAAAACATGGAAATGTACGAGGTTGCCAATAATGTTTCCGAGTATCACGGATTTGACGTCGAACTTCTTGCCGATGGCTTCGTAGTTCCGAATATTGACTGGTATGAAAAAGATGCGCGCGATGCCGTTATTACGGCAATCGAGAACATCGAACAAAAGGCCATTGCAAGAGCTGCGCGTAGCGCTCGAGGAATTGGCCGCACTGCGGCAAGGGCAGTTAAGCCGTCGAGCTTTGACGGCGATGGAGATGGAATGCGTACTGGTCCGGATGGCAGGGATAACATCCCCTATAAGCCGAAGTTGATGCCGCCACGCACGGTTCCGCAGACCATACCAGAGCGAGAGAAAAGACCGCTGAAAATTCCAAAGCCACAGGAAGTCCCTCGTCCAGCTCCTGTCCCGACGCCAGCTCCTGCGCCGGCACCGGTGAGACCAACAGTCCCAGAAAAGCCCGGCGTACCGGCAACTGTTGCTGGACGCATGGCCGGAGGCAAGCTGTCAGGCAAGAGAAAGCGTGCCAGAGATTTGAAGGCAGGAAAGTTCGATGCCGAAATCTATGACGAGAGAATGGCTGGGGCATCGCTCGAGCAGGTAGCCAAGAAGTATGGAGTTCAGCGCACTGATGTGCGTCAGGCAGAGCAGAGACACATGGCACAGATGCGTGCTGCCAAGCAGAAAAAGAACTCGATATTGGCCCAACTGAGGGAAATGCAGGACGACCCGAGTATGCCATCAGGACTTCCAGCACGCGCAAAAGAAAGAGCTATTGAGTTAATAGCCGAGAACAACAACATGACGGCAGACGAGGTTCGTTCGGCCCTAAGACGCGAGCTGGCCGCAGAGCGCATGACTTCAGCAGCCAGTCAAATGGCTGGCCGCAGAAAATCGCTCTCCTCTGTTTATGTTTCGGTCTCGGAAGGCAACGACATCGCCGTAAAGACCGCCCTCCAGAGCACAGTTGACAATTCGGTCCTCATCAAAGTTGAGCCACAACTAATAACTCAAGTGAAACAAGTTGTTGACACTGTGGCGGCACACCATGGAATCAGAATTTCTGAGACTGATAACGGTTTGAACGTGTTTGGCGCCCATGAACTAAACGATGACTCAATCGAGGCCATTTCGCGCGCCATTTACGCGTCGTACGTTGATAGCAACATTGAAGAGCTCGAGATGGACAGAATTTTCTCGCAAAGATAATTCATGACATCTGATTACCTGGCTCGTCTGATTCGCTTACGCGACAACGCCATCATTAATCAGGATATTAAATCTGTCAATAAATATAATGACGAGATTGATAAACACATGCTGAGGAAATCTGAACGAGCTAAATCGTCAGTTTTCGGTTCATCAAAAATTAAGTCGTCGCGCTTCTCCGTGAGGAAGCAAAGACCAAACGTCAGCCGTGAATCGTCTTCTATGGGTTATGCTAAACCTATACATAATCAACGGATTTCAAGTAAATACAACTGCATGGTTACTGGAGAAAAGCGCATGAACCCATGCGCCGGCTGTAGTAACGTAAAAGGTTGTATTTCCAATTCAATGCAGTACAAGGAGCACCAAACATGAGCGAAAAAGCAGCAGTCGTAAAGTTGAATGCTGACGGCGAAGTTGTTGGTTGCGCCAAGGGCCTCGAGGGTTCTGAGTGCGGATATACGCCAGGCGCAAAAGTTTGTGGCAAGTGCGGAGCTATGGCTGTTTCGGTTAAGAAAACAGACACAGAGACGAAAGCAGCAAAGAAAAAGAACATGATGAACATGGCTGCAATGGATTCTGACCTTGATGAGGAGATGTCAATGGAAGAAGAGGACATGGACGAGGACGTGGAGGACATGGAACTTGTCGATGAAGAGGACGACATGGAAGAGGAAGACATGGACGAAGAGGACATGGAAGCCGAAGACATGGAGGAAGAGGACGAAGAAGACGACGAGGACATGGAAGACCTTGACGGAAAAATGTATGCCGACGAAGAGTCTGTCGACGAAATGTTCGTGCGTCGCTCTGCTCCAAAAAAGAAAAAGAAGGGCGCCATGATGATGGGCCCAAATGCTGAAGTCGAAACAGATGAAGAAGACGAAGGCATGTACTCGGATGAGGCAGCGCTAAGGAAGAAGATGCGCCGCAGAAGAATGAGCACAATGGGCTACAAGTCCGCCGACTTTGATGATGACGCATTTGTGTGCGGGTTCGACCGCAAGGTCTATCCAGGTGGGGCAAGTGTTTGCGATAGCTGCCCTGGTGGTTGCGTCTCCGAAAAGGGAATGCCAGCACTCATCGAAATCGAAGGCATGGCAGAAGACATGTTTAGGGGTAAGGTTCTCGACTCTGGTTATTCAGACGAAGCAGACCTTTTCATTGTTGACGTTGAGCGCAAGGACGGCAAACCAGTCGAAGTATTCTTCGATGGTTCAACTGGTGAAGTTATGGGTTGGCACATGCTTACTCAGGACGTCGTTCAGGTGAAGTCTGCTCTTCAGAACAAGGTGATGATTAGCTTTGGTGAAGCCGCCGACATCGCAGTTAAGTCTGTTGAGGGAGACATCATCGCTGTCGAGCCAGATGTATTCGAAGGTTTCGATGTTTACGCAGTTGAAATTGAAGGACTAAACGGAAAGTCGTATGACGTATTCGTGGGTCTTGACGGAGAAGTGCTTGGATATGACGAGTACACCCAGGAAGAGGCTTCAGAAATTGAGGCAGAGGCCGCAGAGATTGCTCTCAAGCGCGCATACTCGGAAGAGTCACGCGCATCGATGGCAAAAGCTGGTCACGCACTTCCAGATGGCTCATACCCAATCAAGGATGAAGCAGACCTGAAGAACGCAATTCAAGCGTACGGCAGAGCCAAGGATAAGACCGCGGCGAAGGCGCACATCATGAAGCGGGCAGTTGACCTCGGTATGGAAGAACTAATTCCATTGAGCTGGGTCTCCAAGGAAGACATGGAGAAGGCTAAGAAAGACTACGCAGCTGAAGAAAAGTCAGAAGCAACAGATTTCTTGTCAAATCTCATGGAATTCGAGATGCTGTCCATCGAAGAGGAAATCAACGAACCAAAACCTGAATAGGCTAATATGGTTGTTGTTCCACAAATTCGTTAGGTAATTGCGGCGCTTGGTTGCCGCCGAGGAGCAACAAGTGGGTAATTCATATTCCAATTTCGCGGAACGCAGGCTAAAAACCCTGTCCAAGAACGGTGAGTTGGAAATTGGATTCGTTCCTGATGTCGATTCAAAGGCGGATAAACCTGAAGCAAATAAGCCGCCGCAGAAGTATTCCAATCCCTATGAGGAATACATCAAAACATGGGAGCCTGGAGACGTAATTCCACTTGTTCCACCGGGCAAGCGAATGCATTTTTGCACGTTCAACCCAAACATGCTAGATACGGATTCAACGTTCTTTAGGTCTACCCACAAGCACTCATCAACAACAAAATTCAAGACCGGGGAACCAGAAGGAATTGAATACAAAGTTCTCGGGCGCAAGCTAAAAGACAGCCTTGAGTCACTTCTTAGGCGCGCAGCAAATGCTAGAGGTTTGTGGGTAGACGATAAGAATAAACTTCGCTGCCCGCCTGGAACTCCTGCAGCAAACCAGTTCACCGACATCACAGGTTCTAATTGTTTTATACCGACTCCAAGAACAGCGGCTCAAACTGGAGCAAGAGCAATCAGAAGAGCAACAACTGGTGCCACCCAAATGGCAACACCAACGGGTGGACGAGTGGCCACGGGATTTGATGTTGCTCGCGCTAACGCAGACCAAATTAGGGAAATGGGTTTCGAACGGGTCCAGGAGATGATGGCATATGGCGGCAGAATTGCGCCGACCCCAGCCATGGTGGGTGACACGATTTCGGGGGCAATGCGCTCAACAAGATTTGGATTAATACCAGACCCATCAACGAGAACTGGTGGACAGAAACGCGGTGCCCCCAAAGGGGTCGGCAATCAGGTCTGGCAGCTTGGGCTAAAAGAGCAAGTTTGGAGAGGGCGAAGAGCAACAGAGCTTGCGCGCTCAACTCGCGATAGGTTCAACAACCCAAACCGTCCAGACGGACTCAGGCTTCCACCGAGTGCACAATTTCCAGCGGGTAGACCAATTGGCGACATAAGCCAAAAAGCTCAGTTTGTTTCAGCTATGTCTGAACTATTTCCAAACGTGCCGCTAGATGAAATAGAGGAAATGTTCGACCAGGCAATCCCGATGAGCCTAAGCAGAATGGATAAGTCAAAGCTCAAAGCCTCTTTGGTTCAGTATTGGTACTCATGGATGGCAGAAGCAATTGCAAATCCGGAACAAGCAAAATGGGTGACCTCATTTGCAATTAACACAGAAATGGGTTCTGCATTTGAGGTACGTTTCGATGCATTCGCACCATCTCCATCCACCGGAGGGAGAAGAATCAGTCAGACAGCAGCAAACCTAGCTCAATCTGGCGGCAAGTCTGCCGAACAGGGCGGTGTCCAATTCGCCCTACATATGAACCCATGGGAAATGTGGGCGCAAGTTAATCGTTCTGGTTTTGATAGAAATGGTCGCGCAAACGGTGTTGCTGATTCGGTCGAGGGCGATATGCATTACCTTGCAACCCACGAGTGGGGTCATCTCGCACACTTTTCAACAGTAATGGAGACAATGGGTTTTCAGACACAAAATCTGCAAAGATACCCGCTGGCGCAAACCCTCGTGAGACCACAACAAGGCACTCCACAGTGGCAGCGCCAGAGACAGGTTAACGCTTGGATTATCGACTTCAGACAAGCCGCTAATCCAACTGGAAATAGAAGTCTCCAGCTATTGATTGATTCAGCACAAAATCTCAGCACCAGACAATATGTTCGTTCTGGTAACTGGGGCAATGTCACTGGCTATACACGCCAGGACCTAGAAACCGATTTGAACAATTTTCACAATGCACTAGCTGAGGCAATTGAAAACAACATTACAGATGACGCAGATGACCAGCTGCTTATGCGTCAATTTTCTGGTGGTGTCTATGCGGCAACTTCAAATATCGAAGCACGCGCAGAGTTCTATGCCGCTCGACGGATGTTTGGAGAACCAGCGCTGACGGGTGGTCAAACAGGAATCCCGTCGACTGTTGATGAATTCGCACAAACAATGGCTGCTGCTCAGGGCGCTACACAAACAGCAGCACAGTACAGAACGCAGATGGACGACATTGGACAACAGACGTTTGGTGTTCCCGGAAATTCCTGGAACATAAGCGGTCGAATGGCTGGTTCTGGATTACCGCCGCAACGGCCTACGCTAAAAACACAAGCTGTTAGGCGCGCAGTTGACCAAAATTATCCGCGCAGTAATAGAAATAGGGGTTCTTCGACGATAGCTGGCGCAATGCGTTCATCTTCCGTTCAGTCGAGAACAACATCTTCCCGCGATTGGAAAAACCAAGACACGATTAGCTCGCCAAACACGAACATGCCTTTCTCCGGAGAACGACAAGTCATGCCGAGCATGCTGCAGTCGGCACTTGGTGCTCCGCAGCCATCGACCCCAATAGTGGGAAGAATGTCTTCAAGCGCTCCAGAAACAACAGTTGGGGTAAGAAGACGTTTCGATGGAAGCACATCTGGAGATGTTGATGTAAAGGTATACGACATCAATGGAGAAAAAATCGTTTTTGATAATCCGGATGCAGTATCCATAGACGATTCAACAATCAAGGTCATACCTAAAAACCCATTTGAAATATCTGGTAAAGCAAACACCAGCAAAGAAGGTCGTGAGTACTCAGAGAAGTGGTTGATGGCGCAATTGGGCAGGGGAGACATGCAATCCAACGATGTTGATGCGCTTTTGTACCGCGCATCACGAGGCGACGCTGATGCCGAAACAGAATTAGATTCCCTCTCGGCCAAAGGAAGCACGAAAGTTTCAGACGCGGAAGACAAGCTTTATAAGCCATTCGAATTTGATGCAGACCAGCAAAGAGTAGTAACACAGGCTGGCCTCGATGATTTGAGTGTTGATGATTTGTATGTTGTTCATGAAACAAGCTACGAACCAGAAGTTGATGAAAACGGGGATGTCAGTATTGCTCCTCGTTCAAACTTCGAGGAAACAGCAGAGTCTGGAAAGAAAGTTCGAGTTCCTCGTCATACAATCCACTTCGCGCTAAACCACCTTGTTGGAGGGCACGTCTTTAGGCAGCGCTCCGACAAAGACACGACAATACTTATCGCACCATTGTCGCAAGTCCTTAAAGACAATCCGGATGCCCTGGACAACCTGTACACACTGGACACTGTTATGACGCCAAAGCCTGGCGAGGGGATAAAGCTCAAAGCTGGAACCTTCAGGAGAATTACCGGTACGCCAGACAAGGAGGCGACAGAAGAGGCTGTCCGCCAGCAGCTCAACGAAATGGGCGCAACAAATATTTTCAAAGCAGAGTCAGCAGAATCATCGACCGAAGCGCAAGATTTGGCAGTTCGAAAAATAGCTTCGCAACTTAAAACGCAATCAGGCCTACATGCAAATATTCCTAGTGGAATGATTGAAAATTACCTAATCCGTCAGGCTG